CAAATAGAAAGACATTTGTTGCTGGGTAACACCCGCCTCTTCAAGTTTATCTACATAGAGTTGAAGCGCTTTAGGGCCAGAAAGATTCTGCATTTCAAGCGCTAACTTTCTTGCAGCCTCCGCTGAACCCTCTGTTTTAATCGCGATCTGTTCAAAGAAATCAACCGCACCACCAGAACCAATTGTGATGAACTCACCCAGCTTTTCATTAAAGTCTTTTAGCTGGTCAGATAGCTTTTCTGAGTTGATACCCATGGTCTCAGCGCCCACGGCCATTCTCTGAAATTCTTGTGTTGTTGTATTTGAGATGGAAGCAAAAGTCTGTAGCTCGCGAGCGGCATTTGCGTATTCGCTTGCCATAGCAAGTACGCCAGCACCTACAGCAGCAGCTCCCGAAACAGCTATAGCACCATAAGTCAAAACACTTTTTTTCATTGCATCAAAACTGGTTGCGGTTTGTTTTTCTGCTGTTTTAATTGGTGCTGTAAAACCAGCGGTTCTGGTGACCAGATCAAGTGTTAAGGTTCCTAACTTAGTGCTCATATAAACCTCTAGGCAATAAAAAACCCCGCTTTCGCGAGGTTTTAATGAATTAAAAAAACTACATCGTATTTAGTCAGCTAGTAAACTGGAGCAAATCTACCCTCTTCATTTAGTTCAAAACGACCAATTTCATGACCAACAACATCTGCCCCATAGCTGTTTTTGGCGACATACTCCATAAATATTTCTAGTTTATTGCCTTTTAAGGTAGCCATTGCTGTTTTTGGCACAAATGAATATTTATTTTTCAATCTTAATTTTATTTGAAAAGCTGTTAAATTAACTCTTGAGGATAACTCTTTTACTGTTAATTTTTTTTCCGGTTCGTTCTCAATTTTTGCATATACCGTAATTGGAACCGCCTTCTCATTTCCATCTTTAACATCTATAGTTAAAGTCTTTCCAGCAACCACAAATTCTTCATTAGTAGTATTTTGATTTTTTACTTTAACCCACGTGCCATTACTTTTTAGCTCAATTTTTTCACCCTTTGAGTTGGTAATAATTTCTGCATTAGCCAGAGGGGTAAGCATTAGACCAATCAAACTTCCAATTAATAACTTATTCATGTGAATACCCTTTTATAAGTAATCACAAGATACTAATTCCAGCACAAAAAAACCACTCCGAAGAGTGGTCTTGTTTTAATTAAGCATTTCGCTCTTTTAGAAAATGCCGCCCGACTCGCAGCGTATCAGTACCATAAAGAAGATCTAGTACACTATCAAAGCGTTTCGTAAACTCAGCAATATCCATTGTTGGGTAAAAACCCGGCGGCAACGGCATTGCAGTCAGCACACCATTGCGAGCACTCACATGCCAAGAATCATACTTAGAGTTATTGAACTCATTGCTAATCTGTTGAGCCACCTGAATAACTTCTTGTGGATAAGGTAGGGCTTTAACTTCCTGCTTTTCCACTTTTGCTTTTAGATCCATTGTTTCCAGATAATGCACCGCCTCTGGAAAGTGAATTTCTAAAAGTTCAGCATAACGCGGGATTTTAAAATGTCGATTATGGCGCGCCCACATTTCAGCAAAGATTTTACGTTCACCTTGAGAGCGACGAGCCACAATTTCATGAAGCAAGGCTTGTTGTTCAGGTGAAATAGCTTGACGTGCCTTGACTCTGAATTGCATCACCATCGCATCATAAGCACGAATTACCTGTAAGTGGAATTTTGCAGAGATCCACATTGCGTACGAGTAAACCAACTCTTTTACAACATATGTACCATTATTCTTACCATCATTAACCTTACCAACAGCGGGCATCTGCAAATTTGCAGATGCCCCATTTGAAGGGTTTTCAATCTCAGCAATTAGGTCTTTGGTTTGTTGATTGCGTATAAAGTAAGCTGGTTGATGCTTCTTGTCATACCCACTTGCCTTGTGTAGATCATTCAAGCAATAACGACCATCTTCATCCTGACGAATTGAAAACTCGCCAATAACCAACGGTTGAGTATTTGGATTTACTAGATTTTGTGTTAAATTAGACATGTGTTTACATCCTTAAGTGATGGCAACGAAACCTTGCAAAATTTGGTAGTGGAGCAAGGTTTTTTTGTGCCTGTTGATTTCATGCTTTCGCACTCTCTTTTTCTCGCTTATCTAACCATTCTTCAATGATCATATTTAGCTGAGCTGTAATAGTTCTACGATCTTTGATTGTTTCACTCTTAAATCGCTCTAAAGTTTTTTCAGGCATCCGAAAGTTTACCTGTGGGTCTTGTCTTGCCATATCAATCTCCAATAAAGCACCGTGATCACATTAAAGCACAGTGATTTATTGATGTAAAGCACTGTGATGCAATATTATCTTTATATCAATTCAGGATTCTTTCATACATGGCACGCAATGACCCCCAAATGAATCTCCGCGTACCAATGGAGCTTAAGGAAAAAATAGAAAAAGCTGCGCTAGATAACGGTCGAACCATTACCGCTGAGGCCGTATACCGCCTAGAGCAAAGTTTTGAACTCTCTGAAAGACAAGCAGTTATTGAGCAGAACCATTTAAATAACATCATGACAGCATCGGCAAATGTTGAAGTTTTAGAAAATTTGATGCTAGAGATGAAAAAAAATAAGGCCATTCAAGAAGAATTACTTAAAACACAGCAACACCTATCTCAATTGCTATCCAAAAAACTAAAGGACATCCAAGAAAAGTAAATCAGTACTGACTAACCACCCTCAAATTGAGTGTCTCGATATGATGCTCAAATCTGAGAATCATGATATGCAAATTCTCATATCGCCTCTGCAAATTTGCAGACCCCCTTTTAGGTCAATTTGACCGAACAGCACTTCTCACATATGAGAAGCAAGAAACCAAGCTAACCTGATTTCTTTTTAATGGCTTGCATGCGCTGTTCTTCAAAGGTTAGCTCTGGCATTGTTTCATGCGGCATAAAGATACGAGCATCAACACGCTTATCCTCTTCAACCTTGCCATTGAAATAAAGCGCGTATAAGTTACCCGCGCCCTGCTCTATGCGACGACCCAAATTAAATGAGCCGTATTTATTGCGATATGCCTGCCAAATTCTTAGCTCTTTTGGAGTGATTTTCTTTTTTGCTTGCTCGATGGTTCTTCCACCGATTCCGTTGAGGACGAGTTCACACCAGAGTTCGTGCTCTTCAACTTCAACTTGTTCTTTCCCAAAAAATCATTCACTTCATTTGAAGCGTCATGAATCGCACCAATAATGGCTGGGTGAAGGTTTCCAACCTCTTCAATGGTAGAACATAGAGGCTTCTTCGTGTCGGCATTGAAAACTGTCAGTAAAACCCGTCGCTTCACAACATCCGCAACAGTAATCTTTTCAGGGTCTTCACCCTTAAACATATTCGTCACTTCATCGTAACTCAATGCTTTAACCAAAATATCTACTTCAAACTCTTCATTATTAATAATGAATTTCGGAGACTTTGAGGATAAGTCGGATAAGGCTGTGCTTGAGAGCGCAAGAAGTGCAGATGTATTTAATTTTTTCATGGTGTGGCCACCTTAAATACATCAAGTGCTTCAGTCTGGCGTTTCATTGGCACCGTATGGTTTACTAGAGAGTCGGCATCAAACACCGGAGAGCCTTTACGCAGAATTGCGCGGAAGTATGACCATGTTCGAGTTGGTGGCATCAGCACCTCATCATCAACCCCAACTGTTGGAACGCCTTCGCCATCTGACCAGCCAACATACACACCAACTTCAGCGCGATCTGCTGCAAGCTCAAGTAACTTCATGTGCGAAAGGTTTTTAGGGTCGGTGTCAATTTGAATTGAACCTTCACCCGGTGTGGTCAAACCCCAGTCCGATGTTGCTGTTTTTGGCTCTTCCAGACAGGTTGTGCTGATTTCGGTGGTGCTGTCATCGCCCATTACAAAAGCTTTAACGCAGTCCATCTTTGTGAGTGTTGGAGTATCGCCATGTAAAATCCATACATGCGTACCCTGAGATAAAACACCTTTCTTCGCCATGAGTAGCTACTCCTCAATTTTAGGCATAAAAAAAGCACCCGGTTGGGTGCTATGTGAAAATTTGGAATTTAGTTGCGCTTATATTCGACGCATTCTTGATTTGACTGTGGCATAAGCTTGCCACCGATAATGACGTTGGTTATGCGCGTTTCAGTCTTTACGCATTCCCATTCAGATTTATTTAGCTCCATCTTTGGGCTAGTTGATTGCTGCCAGAGCGCATACCCCACAAGGCAAACAAAAATCGCAGACAGAAGAAGAAAAATCGCTTCTGTGGTTTTGTGTTCCATAATCTATCTATCCAGAAACCAATTCGCATCAAAGCCGCGACCGAAAATATTAGTATCAGCAATGCGCTCAAAATGGTTCGGGTGAATGTTGGTGATATAGCAATGCGGCTCTAAGGCTTTTCGAATTGCTTGCCGAATATCTGATGCTCTTTTCTGCTGAGTGTCATAAACCACAATCTGGAATGACACATGATCAAGGTTAGCTGGGCAATCTAAATGATTTTCAGGATTGGCTGTGACCACCGACCAGACCGCATAAGGATATCGTGTTTTGTGTGGTGCAATATCTTCCCAGACCTTTAAGGGATTGGTGCCAAGCAAGGCTGTGACTTCAGGACTAGCGGCAAGTGTCGGAACTACGGGTAAAATGTTCATAATTTAGCGAGTTACTTGTCGATTTCTTTATTGAAGTTTTCAGCAAAGCTATTGGTCACAGCCTGAATATTATTTTGCAGTGCTGGGCGCATGAATGGAGTTGGTGGATTATGCACACTGCCCAGCTCGACCCAACGCCAATGTCTCGTATTACCACCGCTTGTATTGGGTGGATTTGGATTGGAAAATGATGCACCACCACGAACACCGACACGCATCACCACCTCATTCGGGTTTCTGGTTTTACCTGCTGCAATCGCAATATTTTTCCAGATCTTTTCCGCTGTTTGTGGATCATCAATGCCTTTTGCATTATTTCGTGCGGCATCCCGGACAATCGCCATTGCCTTACGCATGGAACGCCTTGTAGCATTCTTCATCAAGCGTGGATTCGCCAGTCTTTTAAGCTTTTCCTGAACTTCATCCAAGCCTTCAATATTAAATTCTACTGACATGGCCTACTCCACTAATGACAACTCCAGCGTCATATAAATCCGACCATTTTCATTGTCAGGCTTAGGTGGTGAAACGATCTGGAATGTCTGGCCGTCATAGAGAACGCGCATACCTGAATCAATATCATCACGCTTGCGCAGTTTTAATCGGGCTGTGGTTTCCGATCCGGCTGCTTTGGCGTTTATCGAATCTTTTACTGAAAGGAACTCTAATTTACCCCAAAGCTTTTTGTATTCAGTCCAGGCTTCGGTTTCATAGTTATATTCATCATAGACCGTGGTTTTATGTTGGATCGTTACACGGTGGCATAGTTCGCCTGCACGTTGGGCCATATAACCTCCTATGCAATCTTTATCTTAACTGGCGGTGGTGGTGGAACATATTCAGGCTTGGCCAAACCCTCAGAATTCGAGTTTTTGCAACATTTGCAGCATTGGCAGCACATACGCCCTCCTAAATCGCTGTAGGCTTACGATATGGATAGAGCAGGCTTTGTACCGGCATCGGCAGGAAGTTGCCATTTACCGGCATTTCCTGCTCAGCATTGCGGTACTGATCCCAATATCCACACAGCAATAAAATTGCCTGATGAATCGCTTTAGGGTAATCAGGTTCAAACTCATCAGTGATGTAACTCAACACCACCGAATCTGCTGCATCCAAATAACCCTGAAGCATTAAATCATTTGATTCATCATCGTAGCGCAAATGCTCCTTTAGGGTCTCAAGACTTACAATACTCATTCTTCACCCCATTTTTTCTGCGCTAATTTGAAGTTTTCATGGCTAAAATCACCCGAATGACCCTTTTCACAGTGCCATAATGAGCCTTTGTGCGTTACAAACTGGCCTGATTTATACTGGTTTTCAGTCTTAAAAACGCCTTGATACTGGCCTTTTTGGTCTGAATTTTCGGTATTTTGCGGCGTATTTGGTGCAGATTTACCAAAAGGATCATCTTTCTGGTCACGTTTAGACAATGCTTCAAGCGAATAGTTCTGCTGTTGCATGTAAACCGTGTCACCACCCTCTAATGGACCTAAACCAAGCTTTTGACGCGCTTCATTCGGTGTCATGATTGCTGCACCAACACCTTCTTTAAGTCGCTGCATCTGAGACACTGAATCCATACGAATCAATGTATCCAAATCAAGAAAGGCTTCTAAATTCGCGTCTTTAAGCCCAAGGCTTTCATCAAGTAGGTTTTCACGTGATTCAATCAGGCTTTGCAAGCAGTCTGAATAATAGATTTCATTCAGATCGGAAACTTTCTGGCCGGCTGGGATGGTGCCAATACCCAATTTAAATTGAGGCACATGGAAAACAGCGCAAATGACTTCATTGCTCATTCGCATTTGTTCAATCAATTGAGAATCAGCAGCTGAAACTGTAATGGATTCAAACTTCATGCCATCGCCAACTACCGCAGTACATCCTGCATTGGCACCACCATAATTTTCATTCCATTGCTGTTTAACAGATTGGGCTTTTTCTGGTGAGATAGGTCCGGGAGCTGTCAGGATTCCACCTGGACGACTGTTGTTTTTAAAGTGTCTGCGCTGGCTGTACTGAATATCCAAGCCATGCCCTGCCGCCACCGCACACGCTGTAATTGGCGATAAGCCTACAAGTGGATGGTAAAAGCAGTTAATGCGGTCATGAATGATTTCAGATGCCGGCACTACTTCATGAGAAATCTGATTGAGTCGATCATCGTTGAGTTGATAAAAGACATCTCCAGCATCACTGATCAATGGCTTTGTCAGGTCGGGGTTCAATACCTTCAAGCCAACAACTTTGCCCGAAAAAATATCTCGAACCTTAAACACATAGGTATTACCGCGAAGTAATAAGGATGTGGTCCACTGTTCGCTGAATTGCTGCCATGTCTGATAGTGGTTTGGCTTGTTTAGAACACTGAATCGCTCTGGAATATCTTGATCAATCCAGACACCTTGCTGCTTCTTTTTTAGCAGAATCGGCATCTTACCAATGTCTTGAGAGATCAATGAAACACAGCTAAAAACAGCATGATGTGCTGCCAGATCTTCCCGGGTCAGCTCATCGTTTTTCTGCCAAGCGCCAGAATAAGGCTCATGTACAAATAAAGAAGTCCACCCTTGGTTTGAATGGACTCCTTGGAGGGATTTCTTTTTACCAAATAAATTTCCGAAAAAGCCCATTCTTTACATCCTATTCTTTGGTTTTATCTTCTTTTTTCGCTTTTGGTGCTGCTTTTTTCGGTTCTGTATAGACCTCTGCAACACCAATTTTGAGCAATACATTTGCCTGAAAATCAGGAATCTCTTTAATATCCCCGACATTGGAATCGTGGGTCATCTTTAAATATTTAATCTTCATAGACTGTTCCTATAGCTAAACAATTGTGATGCTTAGATATAAAAACAGCCCCGATTAAGGAGCTGTTTTTTTGGTGACTTTAATTAGCCGCCAGTTGGTGTGTAGTCCAGGAATGCTGCAGCAATCGGACGACGTTTCGCCCAAGTGATGAACTTCTCAACACGTACCGCAAATTTGTTTTCTTGCCATAAGTGATGAGTCGTACCACCATCAACCAGAGTTGCTTGATCAGAGTAAGACACATCCACACCACCATCCTGAGCAAGCAGGATTTCAGAAGTTTTCACAAGAATGATCTTGTCGCCGACTGTTTGTGATGTGATTACCGGAATACCCATCAATGTACGAGTACCGCGAAGTGCCATGCCTTGGAAGTAGGTATTTCCTAGCGCATCACGAAGCAAGCTGATTTGTGCAGCGCGTGTTTCCGACATTACGAAGTATGAGCCATCCAATGAAAGGTTGGCCGTCACAAAGCTATTCACCAGGGCCAGTAAATCAGCTTCATAATTTGCTGCTGTAGTGCCTGTATTTGGAGTGGCTGTTACCCCATTTAAAACACCCGCAGGACGAACCGCAGTAGCAGCACCAGCATCAAGGAACGTGTTATCGATTAAAGTTTTTGATGCTTCAATCAAATCATCACGAACCAAAATATCTACGGCTGGGTCAGAGCGGCGCATTAATTCCTGTGTGTAGACAGTAATCGCAGCAAGCTTATGCTCTTTGATTTCCACTTCACCATAGGTTGGGTTTGTAAGAGGTTTCGGAGCGCCTTCACCTACCCATGAAGCGGTACCGCCGGTCAATTGACTTGGGATTTTTGAGTTGAACGGCACATTACGGAAACCTGTAAGTTGGTCAAATACAGTTGCAGCACGAAGCATGTCAACAAACTCACCAACCAAGCGGTTTTCAGTGACTAATGATGCTGCAAAACCTGCATCAGTAGTGGTACCCAAAGTTGCTTTTGTTACAAGATCTTGAACTTCATCGCCAAAGCCACGCTCTTTTGCAACATCGAGAGCAGACTTGTAGTTGCCCTCTTTTGCTGCTAATTGTGACAGGATTTTTGCACGCGCATATTGGGCAAAACCAACACCTTTAGCGAGTGGCACAATTTCAATTTTTGGCGCCGGATCTTGACCAGGTGTTGGCTCTGGCTCTTGAAGGCCTTTCTTTTCAGCTTCTTCAACAGCTTTGATTTGCTTTTTAGTACGCTCAATATTTACTTCGAGCGCTGCGATATCTTTTTCAATCGCCTGAATTTCTGCTTCAGTTGCTTCATCAGGCGTACTTCCCTCACCCGCTGATTTTGATAGTGCCGTTTGCATTGCTTGGTTTTTTTCAGCCAATGCTTTAAGCAGCTTTGCTAAATACTCTTTCATAGTTTCACTCCACCCTTTGTTGGGCTATTAAGTTTTACGACAACGTGTTTTTGTTCAGATGAATCGCCATCTGGAACGTCTTGAGGTTTTTTGCCCAACGCGGCTTTGTGTTCCTCAAATGCTTTTGAAAATTCTGTTTCTGATTCACGGTTACAAGGGATAGTCACCAACGAAAGCTCATACCATTCCCATGAGTTGAACTGGATGCCGCCACCCTTAATCATTTCCGCTTCATCCCAATTCGGAATAAAACCAACTGATAAGCCTTTGACTAGACCGTATTTCAGTGATTGATATGCCTTATCAACTTCGCGCTTCAGGTCGCCCTCTTCCTCGATTTCAGGAATATGAATCTCGACCTCGATACCATTTGCGGTAACTTTTGCGCTTGTCACATGGCCGATGGCTGACCGTGGATCATGGTGAAAAAGCAAAGGCATAGGCAGATCAAAATCTGCGCCTTTTGGCACCATCACATCCTTGGCACGATCTTGATTTGGTGTGCTTGCGATTCCCTTGAAGGTTCGCTTTTGCTCATCGAGGCTCTTAATTTCGACAGAGCCAAAGGTTTTATGTAGAGCAGACATAAGGCTCTCCCAATAAAAAAGCCCGCGTAATGCGAGCTTTGGAAAATGAATAAATTAAACGAAGTAGATGTTGTATTCTTTTTCGGCCTGTTCCGGATTCATCGACATCAGGGCCACCGCATTAAACGTAGCAATCAGTGGGTCAATCTTGCCAACACCTGATTCCTGTTTGCTGATCATCATGCCGTTACCCTTGATAACTGCACGCGCATTACCAACACACCAGGTCATTAACTCCTGCCCAGCATGGTAAAGATTGCCTTCAGCTAATTTGCGCTCTGTAGTAAGGATATAACCCATCAACTTAAAACCCTGAGCTACTGCAATGAGCTTATCTTCAGGAATACCAGCATCAAGTAAGCCATCTAAAAGACCACCCAAACCCAATGGATCTAGTCCAATTTTGTCGAGCTTGCCAGAGTCAAAGCATTTCTTTGCAATGGCTGCCAGCTGGTCAATATCATCACCGATACGCTCAACAATGGTTAGGCTTTTTTCCTTTTCGTAGTCAGCGTACTTTGGCGCATTCTCTTTGCGTCTCTCGACTGCAGTTTTATTGCACCAGGCATGATTCCAGAGCCACCATTTACGGCTTTTATTATGCCGACCCAGTACAGCGAAGCCGAGCAAGTCATCCAGACCACCACCATCGATACCGCATGTGATGACATCAGACTGCTCAATCAGCTTATCCAGAGTGAATTCTTTTGATTGCTGCAGCCAATATTCAGCACCAGCCCAACGGTTGGCTCGTAGGTTTAGGCCAATTGGTACGTTTAAATGTTTTGCAAGGAAGTCACGCAGCGATTCTTCGCCAGCATCCTTAACTTTCTCAAATTCGTTAATCAGGTAATCCAGATCAACCGATGCACCTAAGTTTGGATTGGTGACATAGAAATTCTCAGTCTTTAAATGTTCACCTGCCTCAAGCATCCATTCAGGAAACTCATAGATCAGCGGTAAGAACTGAGGATTGATCTTAATGCCGTCTCGAACATCCCGGGCATAATCCAACAGCTGCTTAAATACACCGCATGGTGTTTCATCTGACATGGTAGACAGATAAATCACACAACCTTCAGGCCGTGATGCCAGACCGCCTTTTGCTTCACGAAACATTGATTCAGCGTTTGATCTTTTACCAAAGAGCCAAACCTCATCGATCAGAATGATTGAAGCCTTTTTGCCTGCAGCAGCATTACTTTCCGCAGCAATCACTTTCAAGGTCGCATTAGTGCCCAAGTGAGTGACTGTTTTGGTGTGCTCAGACACATTAAACATTTCTTGAAGCTCAGGATCAGCTCGAATAAAGTCTCGAATTGGATTAAAACTATTGTCTGCGACCTCTTTTGTGGGCGCCAACAGAATAAGCTCAGCCGACATACGATCATTTAAGATCAAGGCCACCATCATGATTCCAGCTGCAATCGTCGACTTGGTGTTTTTCTTGGAGATCAGCAGGAAGAATTCACGGATTAAACGCTTCTTCTGCTCTGGATCGTAAGCACCAAAAATTGCCCGGACAAATTCAATAACCCAATCAAGTGTGACCTCACCCATTTTTGGGCTGCCCATCACATCGACCAAGATTAATTCTTTAAAAATCCGCTCTGCTACATCAGCCACTTCTGGAAAAAGTGGTTCACAAGGCATGAGTGACTTTTTAGCGACAATACGTTCCTCCCAGTCTGGGCAGGATGTTGTCCATTCTGGGAGCATTGCTGACATAAATTTAACTCATTAAAAAACCACCCAAAGGTGGCTTAAATTATTTCTATTGAGAATCCCGTGTTTTTAAACTTGATGGTTTGATCTTTCTTTTTGGAGTAATCAATACCAAACCAAGTTGGCTGACTTTCTTGTTTTGCCTTGAACTCACCAAACAAAAACTGCTGTCTCCCTTGCGGTGTTATTGCAAAGCATTTGTCTGATAATTCACTTATCAAGTCTTCAGGATTAAACGGCATATCAAAAGGCATGATTAACTCCTCAACTGTGAACCCAATGTTCCAAACTTCCCGCCTTGAGTGGCTTTTTTAGCCTCATCGGCTTTAGTTTCTTTTTTGCCTTTTTCAGCAACCTTGCCATGAAAATATGGAAGAGCTGCTTTTGCCGCATCCACTCTCATCTTCATGTCTTCAACCGGATCAGTCCAAATCTCCTCTAAAAATTTGAGCGGATCAGCACGACTGCCAGCAGTTTCAATGTCTTTTTTAGTGATAATTGGTCGTGGTTCTGGCTTGGAATCAACTTTAACTTCGGTGTTAATCTTAAGCCTTTCAATGTGTGCAATCACATCAGGATCTTTAGCTAATCTCGATCCGGCTTGTGACGCTGATTCAGGACTGTAACCCGCGAATATAGCGGCTTGCTTGTTATCTGCACCATCATGCTTAGATTGGGCAAACGCCTTCTTTTTTGCTGTTAAAGCCATGTGCCCTCCTTTAACATATTTATGAAATGGGAAATTTTTTTATAAGTGAGATGGTGGGCGGTGTCCGCTGGCTCAGGGCTTCAAACTTTTTGACTCCCCCCACCCTAGTCCGCAAAAATCCCATAAGTTGCAGCAGAAAATATATCCGCAAGCGCAAAACCCATGAGAACTATAAGAAATGAGTCAGGATTGGCTTCAAATGAGATTTTAAGCAAGATTGTTTGAATAATTAAAACACCAAAAACAATTGCAGCCGCTATTGATTGCTTAGTCACGATCAACTCTCCACCTGTGTTTTCTTCTTATCACAAGGTGCATAAAACCCATAAGTTCTAAAGTAGTAGCAGCCTACGCAATTACATTGATCATGCCACTGGATTGTTACGTTCATGTCCGACTCTCCTTGCTGGTCTTCGTCTTATGGCATGGCACACACAACGACTGCAGGTTAACCTCATCATCCGTACCACCTTGAGCCACATTAACGATATGGTCTAGCTCAAGCTCCATGGTCACACGGCCACATGAACAGCAGGTCCACTCATCACGTGTATGAATCTTCTGCTTGAGTCTGCGCCATGGTCTACCACCACGACCCTGACCCCAATTGTTCTTAGGTGGTCTCTGTACCTTCGGTGTCATCGCCTGTAGTTTGCTTTGCAGTCTGGGTAGTTTCATGACCAATCTTTCCGAATAGCTCTAATACCTGTTGACTGGTAATGGTTGTGCGAACAGTTACATTGACCGTCCACATGTCTCCACTATTACCATCAAGGGATAGGTCTTGCACGTCACCAAGATACATACCATTGCTCAGGCGAACTCGGGTGCCTTGTGCACTAACTCGATCATCGCCCACAACTTCAATACCTGCGACTTGTAATCGCTTGCTTCTGTACTCATCGTTATTCATACCCTACCCATCCAAATACTGTGACTTCTTAGGTTCATCATCCTCATCACCTTCCAATTGAATCAATAGCTCATTGATCTGAGCGCTCTGTTCATTGTTGATCTGGATGAGTTGGTTGTTTTGCTGTATCAGTTGGTTGTTCTGTTCGACCAGTTTTAGGAGTAAGTCGTTCGATACACAACCGCATTCTTTCTTTTGATCGCTCATATTGCTCTCTCATCCATTTGCGTCTTGCTTCACATGCTGCACAGGTCATTGGCTCATCTCCCACGCATACATCAGATCTTCAGGCGTATGCAGATAGCACCCATGCTTATTGCAGAATGCATGAATGTCGTTTAGGTACTCAGTGAACTGATCCACCGTTGCGTCCGTCGTGCTGATCAATTCATTCAATCCATCTGCCACAGCTTGGTATTGCGGATGCTTCTGATCTCTTAAAACTCTGACCGCTGCAAATGTCTGTTTGTATTGCCCAACCTCATCACGATCATAAATACGTGCTAAGAACTGCTTCTTGAAATACAGATGCTCTGAATCTTTATCTGTACCTTGGCGCTTAGACCATTGAGACATCCACATCCAATAGAGCCTATTCTGTGCTTTGCTTCGATCCTCAGCCTTCTGATCTATGTGAACAACTAACGGCTTTCCCTGATCTATAGCTTTTTGATGCCAGGCATTGAGGAAGCCAATCGTTTTGGTGATGTTGAGATGTGAGTCAATCATGAAAGATACTGGTCCAACCTTATCCATCAAAACACCTCTCTATCTTCCATCACCAACATCCGATTAACTCTCACCAGCCACTGATCAAACATTGCTTCACTCTCTGCCCGATTACCTAATTGAAAGGTATCGAACTGATGGTGGCAGGAATGGCATAGCGGAATAGTGAACTGATCACTGGCTTTAATCCCTCTACCCTTACCATGCTTCGCTGAATTTGAATGAGCAGCCTGACTATTGGGATTACCGCAACGGATGCATGGCAGCTTTCTGATTGCTGCGAGTCTTTTGGGGTTGCGCATTTAACTGCTCTTCTATGCCGTGGATCTGCTTATTTACTTTACGAAGTTCAGCACCACACATTTCTTTAAATGCATAGCTTGAATACAGATGGTTGTAATTCATTAATCGGCTACGATTCTTTTCGAGTACTTCTAAATTCCGTTTTGCTTCTACTATGTCCATAAACACCACCAATAAAATCAACTCACAGGCTTTAGGATGTGCTCTGGTATTGTTGAGAATTTCACTTTTGAACCATCGCCATAAATATCGAGATCCATGTTCACGGTCATAAATTTCACCCCAAGTTTGTCTTGGGTGCGCGCTACCGCTCGAATCAACTCAGCCTGCAACTCTCGCGCAATAACTTCGTCACTATACTGAGTCATAACCACCACCAATAAGAAAAGAAAAACCCCTCAACATCCAGAATGCGAGGGGCTTTGTTTGCCGTAATACGTTCGGCTAATTCGTGAAATCATCTCTGTACTTTCCACACTTGCGACATTCCACCTGAATAAAAATATCAGACTCGTAATCGTAGTGATGAAAGCAGAATAATCGTTTTAAGAGTTAGAGCATGTGGATCTCCTTTCGATCTCATAAGCAAAGCAAACCACCGGATGCCTCGGCGCAATATTTCCGGTAATGCGCTATCTATGACAGGTTTGCTTTCTTTTGAAATCTGGCACGCCATGTAGGATTCGAACCCACAACCATTGGTATAGAAAACCCATGCTCTTTCCAGTTGAGCTAATGGCGCAAGGTGGTGGCATTAATTTAAAAACCACTAGAAACTAATGAAACCGCCATAATGCAAAAAGCCCACCATTGGTGAGCTTTCTATCAGTAGTGCGACTTACTTACACTTCGCGCCACTATAACACGAATATAGCATTACCCTTGTACAGGGTCAATTACTAATCACTATTTATATTCAATAAATTTATATCGACAATGCAATGCAGCCAAACCACATTTCACATCAGCACGAGCATCGTTTTCCGAATATGTTTTTACCATGTCACCCACTGGATTCATTGCCCATTTCACCATCTGCGACCACGAATTCCCATAAAAATACCGGCAGATAATCGCATCCATCCATTCATCCATAATTTCACTCTGGCCCTGCATGTCCAAAATCAAACGCTGAACTGCTCGAGCCTCATTATCATCGATCTCACAAACAACTCCTGATCTTGATAACTTTGGCTTTTCCTCTGACAACATGGAATCAGCAATAATTTGACGCTTTGCCTCCACATCTAATTTAAACTTTCTTTGCTTAACGATTGCCTCATCCATAGCAACAGCAATAGGGTTAATGTTTTTGCCGCACGTTCCAGAAACGCTATTCATCCAAGCCCCAAATTGATAAAGCCATTCCTCCAAAGAGTATTTTGACCAATCAACTGACTGCATAATATTTTGAACCTTCACCATCGCATTCATCCCTATTCCCTCTCAAACCCTTAACTTTTCAACTTGAATAATCAGCTTCCCGCCTTTTTCTGATGGCAACCGCTTCACGAGCAATTCATCCACCTGGGAATCATCCAGAATCAACCCACCTTTCGATAAAGCGTCAAAGCAAGGCTTCACGATGTTATCGATGTCGCGTATTTTCGCATCAGGTGGCGCGTATTCGATCTTTACGCGAACTCTGCCCTGATACCCTGTTGGCTCAATAAAACGCTTCATAACGTCAATAAAGTGGATTGCACGCTTACTTAATCGATTGGTCTTGTTAGCCCCACGAATCCAGTAGTGATTCACCGAAGGAGGTGTGATTAAAACTTCACACCAGAGCAATTCATCATTCATCACACCAAATCCCTTCCCTTCGACCAGATGTGCCGGAACCTTTGGCATTGGATCTGGATTGGATTTCTTTTTCCCCGACTTGGCCGTTACGCCAAATCGAGGGCCAATACCGGCTTTTCGTGCCTGTGCTGCGGTGATACGGAGATTAGTCATTGGCACCTCGCCACATCATCACCACAAAAGCGATTTGGAAAATAAGCATCAACACGCCCAATGTTGTTGTTTTAAACTCAGCGAAAAGAATCACATCGCAAATCAGAAGCACTGCTACTTCTTGTTGAAATTTACTCATGACCACCTCGCAGGGCTTTCTCCAAAACAAAGACCAATAAGGCTGCATCATCCTCATCACAGTAATTCCCTGTCACTGATAGCGCTTTATTGGCTCTAGCCTGCAACTCATCCCGTTCTTTCTTCACCCCGATATAACACTGCTCCATGTTGTTGAGCTGGGCTTTTAGGCTGTCAACCTTAGCCACTTCCATATCAATAACATTGCCGAGAACCTGTTTTGTGGTGCTTAATTCATTTTCTAGTTTCTCAATCTCACCCTGACGAGCATTCCAGCCTTTGGTGTGCCATTCTTGAGTGAGTTCGACGAATTCATCCTTAGAACACTGACGTTGTGTGTTCCAACCCTGATAAGTCATCTGAACCGGCAGCACTCGATAAACATCACCATCCTTATCAAACAGCTTGTCACCATGGATGAATCGCATGTTTGTGTAGAAGTCTTGATCCTCAAACCATCTTTCAAAATCACTCATGCTCAATCACCTTCGTATTTGGGTTAATGTGGTTTTTGATGTCACTGCAATGGTCGGTGCGGTCATGGTCGGCTATAGCGGCGCGGAGGTCTGCAATAGATACATATTCAAAATCACATTCAGCTAATGGCTTGTATTCCAAAAATTGCTGCTCCTTATCGTGATAAAAACAAACCACCCCATCCACCACACAGAAATACTGTTTCGGATCCAAGCAAAAATATTCAGGACTCTTAGCTGTTGTTAGTAAGCATGAAGCTATCGCCTCAGCCATAGGCAATCCCAATTTTTCGATTAAATTCATGCTGCTACTCCTTGCAATTGCGCCTTAAACTCTTTGATTTTTTCCCACTGCTGATCTGGAATTGCCGCATTCCCTAATCCATAATTTGAAACCGTGGTGATGGACACACCTAAGAATCTGGCCAATGCTGAAACCCGTCCGTTCTTCTCATCACTTCTTAAAAATTCCCGAAGCTCGATTGTTCTTGGATTGCTCTCAAGTTCAGCGCGGGTTTTTATTCGGGTTTTCTGCATAGCTTCGGCTGAACATGCTTTGCACTTAAATGAGTTCACATCATGAATGCGGAACGATGTTTCCCCATGGTGCTTACACACCCCGATAAACGATTTAAGGTTTTGAGCTTGCGCCTCAAGCATCCGTTTTCTGTTTTCCGATACCTCGCGTGGTTTTTTTGCAGTTAATTCACGCTTTCTCTTTTGCGAAGCCTTACTGCACGACACACATGCAGATACATCACGAGTCGCATAGATACGGAAAATCGTTTCTTTATTTTCCTTGTGACAAAACCCGATAAATTTACGATGGCCTTTTGCCAGAGCTGCATTTTTGGCCTCATGGTTTCTGATCCATATCTGGCGCTTTGGTGAAATTTCCCTTGCCACCACTTTGCTGCGGTTTATATGTGTGCCGTATTCAAAAGTCGGTAGGATTTCTTCAAGCAGTGCCAGGCGCTTTGCACTCAACGCCACACCACCAGCAGCCAGTTTGCTTATGATGTCCTTCTTAAATCCAAGCATTCTAGACATAGCCTGAATATCACCAAGCTGCGCCTTGCTTCTAAACTCAGCCAATAGCAACATTTGACGATTGATTCTTGCAGCACGATCCACCTGAACCTGAGTCTGACCCAGTGCTTTAAGTTCCGCCTTGATCGCTGCTTGTTCTTTTTTGACTGCATCACGTTCAAGCTTGGCAATCGCACGTTCGATCTTTCTAGCTTCCATCTCCTTTTGACGCTTGATTCGATCCGCTTCTTTCTGGCGCTTGATTACTGCTTTGGATTGACGCGCCTCCTGATTAATTCGTTCAAGCTTGGCATTGCGTTCAGCTTCAGGTTTTACAATCTGCTTTCGATCTAATGGAATGTTTCCATCCTTGAAATTGGTAAAGCCCAATGGCAGCTCAGTTACTTTGTTTTTTTCCAGCCACTCACTAATATCCCAATCCGAACGGTCTTTAATTTGAGTCGATACTTTTTCCGCTTCAAAAATCACACCCCACCCCCTGCGCTTTTCTTATACTCACCACCTGCCTTCAACAAAGCTGCCGGAAAACTCAAACCCGATTCCTGTAACTCACGAGCGCGGTTTTCAATCCAGGCTTTTTCCTCTGGCGATTGCTCAGGTAGATAGGATTTCGGAATGCCTTTCGCTATTGGCTTTCTTTCAATAGCTTTCGGTTGCTCCCAGACTGCTTGCTGTTGCCCTTGTTCGGCATATTCCTTAACTACGTCCACATAGTTATCTTTAAACGCCTCATACGCTAAATAAGAGGCTCTATCGACGTTCTTTGCCCACTGGATCTCAGCAAACATTTCATAACAGCGGTCATACGCCTCTTTTTCGGCATTTGTGATTGCATGGCTGTTATCACCAAGCCATTTCACGATATTGCCCAGTGCCGCATGTTTCCCTTTGAATGAATCGACAAAACGCTGTTGCTCAGTACCAAAACCTGTAATCCCAAGACACCATTTGCGGAACATTGCTGGATCTGGACAAAAGCCGTTATCACGAACCATGCGAAGGCCTAGATCAATTTCCTCTCGTGAAAGTCCTTCGATACAGATTTTCATTGCATGACCAATTGCTTCAACCGGCATACCTTCAAATGTTTTTTCAAAAGAACGTGGTGCAATTGCTTTGAAGATTCCAACCAGTTGACC